TATAAAACTATGCTCAAAACGGCTTAGAATGGCTCATATGTATATTTATATTTTAAGCAGTCAAAAAAAACCCCGCATATAGCGGGGAAAAAATACACATTTTTAGGGGGTTATTTGTTACTGTCTCTATCAATAATATCTTGAAGCGGCTCATCTTTGAATCTTTTACCACTCCATAGCATAGCGTGTTCTTTTGCTAGTCTATGATTTGCTACATCATAAGCGTATTTTAATAGATCGCTTGGCTCATCTTGGCATTGTCTTTGCTTAATAAAATTATATAAATGTTCATTAGTAAATTTATCTATGTTTCTCTTTGCTTGTTCTAGTGTTATTGATTGCATGTTATTTATCTCCTTTTTTATTAACTATTAATTTTGCTTTTAGCCCTTGCCTTGTAACGCTTTTATAAATGCTTTCGGCTAACTTCTTACAACTACCAGCAAAGGCTATGCCCGTGCTGGTGTTGTCTGTAACTTCAATTTTATATTTCATGTGCTGTATCTCCTTATGCTGTAAATGTAGGGGCTATGATTCCATAACCGCCCCAATCTCTGTAAAAATCTCTAGCATTATCTCTTATAAATTCATCATCTATTTTTAAAGCGTAGCCCCTAGGGTCACGATTCCAAAATATGGATTGATGCGATTGTATGCCTAATATGTCGCATAGCTTATTCAATATATATGCTTCATCCTTTTCTAGTTCATCCTCTGTATAGTCATGATTACAATAATATTCCGCCATGCTGTGTGCTTCGTCCTCTAAGCGTTGCAAGTCATAAAAATCATCATCATTAATACAAGTATTAAATAGATCATTGATTTTTGTTATATGCTCATCCGTCCATTTTGCAATTAGTTCTTGATCGCTTAGTCTTTTTTTTGTTTGTGTTGTCATGTTTATATTCTCCTTACTTAATTATTAATAGTTGTTAATTCTTTCTTTTAATGCTGGGCATTGTGTCTTTTTAAGAGCAATGCTAACTAGCATCGGCTCTATCTCACACAACTTAGGAAAATTGTAGTCATCACAATTACAGATAGCGGATGTAACTTTTTGCCAATCGTTATCCTCTAATCCTTCAGCTATAGCTAATGCTCTAGTGTCCGCAATACCTCTGTTAATTAAAGACAATGCAATATAACTAGTATCATCATTAGTTAGTGGTGTATGTTTAAATATATTCATAGTTTTTATCTCCTTACTTGTATACTGTATGTTTGTACAGTATGGGTTGTTTTTAATTATCATGTGCGAAGTATACCTTTATATATTTATATATTACAAGAATTATTTTAATTATTTTTAAAATAGTTTAAGACCATCAATTAACACCATCAATTATCAAAGTAAATCATCAAAGAAAATTAATTTTGTATTATTCATGATATTTATAATTAGAATTTATATCTAATTTCTATATATAACCATCATCTATCAACCATCATCCATCATCAAGCGGAAACCCTTTATATATAAGGCTTTGCGGTCATAGGTTCTTTCTAGCAAAGCTGTATGCAGGTTGCGGCACCTCAGATCTTTTCTAGAGACAGAGCTATATCATTCACCATATTTATATGTTAGCTTATACCTTTGAAAACTAGCTTTGAATCGTTTATATTATTGATATTGAGAGCTTTTGGGTAATAAATATTGGCAACAAGAAAAGAATTAGCAGAACATTTAGGATTATCACCTCAGTCTATAAATGACTTGATACGAAATAATGTTGTGACCATAGGAACTGGTAGATCACCAGTTAATCTTGACTCTTGTAGACTTCAATATCTGTCACATTTAAGAAAAGCTGCTAGATATACTAAAAAGGATGGTGCTGCTGATATAGCTGAAGAGAAAGCTAGACTCACAAAAGCACAAGCTGACAAAGCAGAGCTAGAAGTATCAGAGTTAGAAGCTAAGTTAATACCTGCTGAACTTGTAGCTGACACATGGATTGACTATGTCGCTAATGCTAGAGCAAAATTATTAGGTCTACCCTCAAGAGTAGCTCATCAAGTATTAACACTTGAAAGTTACGCTGAAGTAGAAGAAGTTATAAAACAACAAGTAAACGAAGCATTACAAGAATTAGCTGAGAATGGAATACCTCAAGAATATAGAAAAAGTCATACAACAGACGAATCAGACGTGGACTCCACCGCCAAATCTAAAGATTAGCGACTGGGCTGACAGATACAGAAAACTATCTGCCGAATCTTCTGCTGAAAGCGGACAATGGAGAACAGATAGAGCACCATATCAAAAAGAGATAATGGATGCTTTCAATGACCCTCATATACAACGTATCGTATTTATGAAATCAGCACAGGTTGGTGCAACAGAGATACTTCTTAATGTTATAGCCTATTACATAGATCAAGACCCAGCACCCATGCTTATAATGCAACCAACACTTCAGATGGCTCAAGCATTTTCTAAAGACAGACTTGCAGCTATGATTCGTGATTCAGAAAAAATACGAAATTGTGTTAAAGACCCAAGAAGTAGAGATAGTGGTAATACAGTTCTTTCTAAAAAGTTTGCTGGTGGTAATCTAAATATAGTTGGCTCTAATTCTGCTTCAGGTCTAGCTTCACGTCCAATCAGAATCGTCTTAGCGGATGAGACAGACCGCTACGAAGCATCAGCAGGTGCAGAAGGAGACCCTATATCACTTGCAACTAAAAGAACTACAACTTTTTGGAATAGAAAGATATATATGTGTTCAACACCAACAATAAAAGGTCTCTCAAGAATAGAAACAGCTTTTGAAGAATCAGATAAACGCTACTATCATGTTCCATGCCCTGAATGTGAGCATTATCAAGTTTTAAAGTGGAAGGGTGTAGTTTGGGATGATGGTAAGCCCGAAACAGCAGCATATGCTTGTGAAGAATGTGGTTCTGTTATTGATGAATCTAAGAAACAATGGATGTTAAAACATGGTAAGTGGGTAGCATCAGCTAAATCTAATAATACAGCAGGATTTCACATATCAGAGTTATATTCAGTATGGTCAACATGGGCTGATATGGCTAAAAACTTCCTTGAAGCTAAAAAACAACCTGAAATGCTAAAAACTTGGATAAATACCGCACTTGGAGAATCTTGGGAAGAGCAAGGAGATACAGTTGAATATGAAACCTTGCTAGAAAGACGTTTAAACTATGACTATGAGAAAGTGCCTGAAGATGTTTTAGTCATAACAGCAGGAGTTGATACACAAAAAGATCGTTTAGAACTTCAGTTAGTCGGTTGGGGTAAACAATACGAAGCATGGGTATTAGATTATCGCATCTTTTGGGGAGACCCTAATGCTATAAATGTTTGGTCAGATTTAGATTCTTTTCTCAAAAAACGCTTCAAAACTGAATCGCAACGTTATATACCTATTTCTTGTTGCTGTATTGACTCAGGCGGACATCATACAAACATGGTTTATCAGTTCACTAAGCCTAGACAAGCTAGAAGAGTCTTTTCAATCAAGGGTATTAACCAAGCTGGTAAACCTATAGCAAATAAACCTAGTTTTGTAGGTAAAAATAAGGCTGTTCTCTATCCAATAGGCACAGATACAGCAAAAGAAGCTATTTTTGCTAGATTATCTGCTGATTCTGAAAATTCTACTCTACATTTTTGTTCAGACCTTGATGAAGAGTATTTTAAACAACTTACAGCAGAAAAAAGAGTTACAAAGTTTGTAAGAGGACGAAAGTCGCTTATTTGGAAACAAATCAGACCAAGAAACGAAGCATTAGATACACTTGTCTATAATTTTGCTGCTATTTACATTTTAAATCCAAATTTTGATGTAATTGAACGAAAAATACTAACTGAACCCGAAGAAAATCAACAAAAGTCTAAAAAAACACGAAAAAAAGGCATAAATCGTCAAAATTTTGCTACTTCTTGGAAATAAAAGTTGACATTTGCATAGAAAACCATAATGTGATATTAGATTAATCTAATTTTATATGAGGTATATACTTGAGCAACTTATTTGATTCAGCTAATTACCCAACAGAAGTTCCGACTGAATTACAGCTTGGAGACTACTGGGCTTGGAAAAAAGACAACTTATCAACAGATTATCCAACAGCATCTTATGCATTAAGCTATGAATTTAACTTAGTTGATGGCTCAACTGCATCTAACTTTACTTTAAATGCTACAGAATCCAATGATGAATACCTAATTGAAGTTTCTGACACTACATCTTATACAAAAGGTCATTATAATTGGGTTTCTTACATAACTAGGTCATCAGACTCAGCTAGAATCAAATTATCAGAGGGTTTTGTAGAAATACAAGACAATTATGCTACAACAACATCTTCAGTAAGAAGTCATGCAAAGATTGTGCTTGATGCTATTGAAGCTGTTATTGAAAATAGAGCAAACATTGACCAATCATCTATGTCTATTGCTGGTAGGTCATTATCAAGAATGTCTATTGATGATTTATTAACATTTAGAGCAAGATATAGAGCCGAATACTTGAAAGAGGTAAAACAAGCAAGAATTAAAAATGGTAGAGGTTCAGGTAATACTATAAAAGTAAATTTTGGTAGAAACGCATAATGGCATGGTATAACAGAATACTTGGTGGAGAGACACCAAAAACAAAAAAGAAAAAAGCACTAAAAAGAAATTATAGCGGTGCTAATACAGGCAGATTATTTGCTGACTTTATTACAAAATCATCAAGTGCCGATGCTGATATAAAAGACAACATAAGATTATTAAGAGATAGATCAAGAGATTTAGCTAAAAACGATAGCTATATTGCTAGATACTTAAATCTAATGGTGTCTAATGTTATCGGTAAGCAAGGCATAAGAGTTAGCTCTAAGGCGAGACTAGATGAC